TGATAATTTAGTTGGGACAGCTACTGACGCACCTGTTTTAATTGGCGCTTTATCCAGTATGTTTGAAGGCTGTACAGTATTTAACGGTGCAATAGGTAACTGGAATACTAGCGCAGTTACTAGTATGACTCTTGTGTTCTATCAAGCAACAGCATTTAACCAAGACATTGGTGCTTGGAACACGAGTGAAGTTACTAGTATGGCTGGAATGTTCCGCAGTGCACCAGCATTTAATCAGAACATCGGTTCATGGGACACAAGTGAAGTTACTAGTATGGTTCAACTGTTCCGCGATGCATATGCATTTAACAACGGTGGTAGCGCAACTATAAACAACTGGAACACAGGTGCAGTTACTAGTATGTCTGAAATGTTCCGAAGTGCATCAGCATTTAATCAAGACATTGGTGCTTGGAACACGAGTGAAGTTACTAATATGACTGCTATGTTCTACGGTATAGCATTTAACCAAGACATTGGTGCTTGGGACACAAGTTCAGTTACTAGTATGTTACAAATGTTTATTTCGGCATATGCATTTAACAACGGTGGTAGCGCAACTATAAACAACTGGAACACGAGTGAAGTTACTAGTATGGGTGCAATGTTCGACGGTGCGACAGCGTTTAACCAAGACATTGGTGCTTGGAACACGAGTGAAGTTACTAATATGGGTACAATGTTCTTCGGTGCGACAGCGTTTAACCAAGACATTGGTGCTTGGAACACGAGTGAAGTTACTAATATGGGTACAATGTTCTTCGGTGCGACAGCATTTAACCAAGACATCGGTTCGTGGGACACAAGTTCAGTTACTAGTATGTCTGAAATGTTCCGCAGTGCAATAGCATTTAACCAAGACATTGGTTCTTGGAACACGAGTGAAGTTACTAATATTAATAGTATGTTCTTCGGTGCAACAGCATTTAACCAAGACATCGGTTCGTGGGACACAAGTTCAGTTACTAATATGGCTACAATGTTCCGAAGTGCATCAGCGTTTAACCAAGACATTGGTTCGTGGGACACGAGTGCAGTTACTAATATGTCTGAAATGTTCCGAAGTGCATCAGCATTTAACCAAGACTTATCGGGCATGGTAACGGGTCTAACAACACAGCCATCTAACTTCTCATTGTCCGCAAACGCTACTTTCGCTGACAACGCTAACGGGCTGAAGCCATTCTTGAGTGATGGCGTGACTCAAATCACCACGTAAGGAAAACAAAATGTCTGATTTTTACCTAAAATTTGTTGACGAAGAGCAAGCGCAAGAAGTTCTCTACACTAAAGTAGTAGACGAGTGGAGCGAGCCTGAAGACCCTGACGTTGAGCCTATCCCTTTGCGGTGGCATTATGTGCCTAATTACGTTAACATTGACACGATTGGCATTATCTACGAGCCACAGACTGACCCACTGCCAGAGCCACCACCTGAGCCTGTGCCTTACGCTGGCTGGTTTGTGAACGTGCGAGTAGTGGGTGAGGACGCAGAGCCGCTAATTGCGTATTCAATTGACCCAGAGCCATACCCAATGCGTGTTTGGGGTTAAGGAGCACTAAATGCCGAGTACATTCTCAACTTCGTTAAGGCTAGAGCTAGTCGGTTCTGGTGAGCAGTCAGGTGTGTGGGGTATAACCACGAATGGGAACCTCGGTGATTTAATAGAGCAAGCCATTACCGGTGTTACTGACCTAAACGTCACCAGTGGAAACATCACCCTAACTGCGCTTAATGGTGTGGTCGATCAATCCCGCAGTGCAGTGCTGCGAGTAACTGGTACGCCGGGTACTACCCGCGTGCTAACGATCCCTAACGTGAATAAGACCTACACCGTCAAGAACACGTCCGACGCCACAGTGCAGGTTAAAACCGCCGCAGGAACACCGTTTGACATTCCGTCGCTCTCTGAAGCCTACATTTATTGTGATGGCAGCAACGTCGTAACAGGTAGGGTAATCACGGATGGCGCTCAAACCACGCTCCTATCCACACAAACACCGTTTAATAACGTCACCCTCACGGGCGTACCGATTGCCCCCACTGCTGCTGCAGGCACTAATAACACGCAGATCGCCACCACGGCCTTTGTGAACTCAGCGCTCCCAGTGGGCTCGGTCATTATGTGGTACGGGCTTTTGGCTAACATCCCCACGGGCTGGCAGATTTGCGATGGCACGAACGGCACTCCTGATATGCGGGATCGTTTCCCTGTCGGTGCGGGTACTTCTTATGCTTTGAATGACACTGGTGGTGCTAACTCAGTCACACTAGACGTAACGCAGATCCCAAGCCACGCTCACACAGGCTCGTCTGCCACCGAATCCATTGCCCACACACATGATTTCTCAGTTACCTCTGGGCTTTCAGGCGCACACGACCATACTGGCACAGGCACAACTTCCACAGTCGACCTAGCCCACACGCACTCAGGCACAACTGCAAGTACATCAATAAACCACACGCATACTTTTAATGCTAACACCGGGACAGCATCAGCTAACCACGTACACGGGGTTAACGACCCCGGCCACGCTCATACATATGTTAGACGACTTGGACTTGGTGGTGGTGGGGGTAACGATCAGCCTGCGGGTGCTCTCCAAAACGTTTCAACCACTGGCGCGTTTACAAACATCTCACTAACGGCAAGTGGTGCTGATCACTTTCACGGAGTTAGTGGTACAACAGGTGCTACAGACCCATCACATAACCACACATTTAGTTTCACAACAGCCTCACAAGGATCAAGTGCTACTAACGCCAACTTGCAGCCATACCTCGTTGTAAAAATGTGGCAACGTACTGCTTAAAGGAGTCGTTATGCTTGGAATAGGAAGCGCGTTAGAGTTTGGCACAACCATCATTAACAAGATATTTCCTGACAAGGAAGCCGCCAACGCGGCCAAGCTGCGCCTACTAGAACTGCAACAATCAGGTGAGCTCAAAGAGCTCGAGGCCCAAGCACAGATCGTTAATACCGAAGCGGCTTCTCAACACTGGTTGGCGGCTAACTGGCGCCCTATTACGATGCTCGTGTTTGTGGGGTTGATCGTGGCGCGTTGGTTCGGTTGGGCTGCACCTAACCTGTCTGAAGCGGAGTACTTAAAGCTCTGGTCCATCGTTGAGCTAGGCCTTGGAGGTTACGTGATCGGCAGGTCTGCCGAAAAGCTAATACCGAAAGTAGCGGAGGCACTGAAGAAATGATCGAGGCTTCCGTTCTCAAAACACTGGGTGTCTCACCAGATAACATAGACAAGTATCTGCCTTGGCTAAACATGACCATGCTCAAGTACGACATCAATACCCCCGTGCGTCAAGCCATGTTCCTATCCCAAATAGCACATGAGTCCGGTAACTTCCGGGCGGTCTCTGAGAACTTAAACTACTCGGTCAATGCCCTGCGTAAGGTGTTTGGTAAGTATTTCCCCACTGACGACTTGGCCGCTCTATACGCTAGAAAGCCTGAGAAGATTGCAAACCGTGTGTACGCTAACCGTATGGGAAATGCCGAGGAATCCTCGGGAGATGGTTGGAAGTACCGTGGTCGTGGGCTGATTCAGTTAACCGGCAAAAACAACTACACCGCCTTCTCGCTAGCTGCAGATAATAATGCCCTACTAGAACCGGAACTGGTATCAGAGCCTGAGTTGGCTGTACAAAGCGCTGGGTGGTTTTGGGACACAAATGGGCTTAATGCACTTGCGGATACAGGTAGCGTGAAAAGGGTTACGCGCCGCATCAATGGCGGCTACAATGGGCTTGAAGATCGAGAAGCTAAATTCGGTAAACTTATGATCCTTTTAGGCGACGCTTAATTATGGCAGGTGTTAAACTAATTGCTAGAGGCCCTTTCGGCGCGTTTTCCAGCCCAATAAGCTTTTTTGGCGTCAGCAATTTTTTTACGAACTTCTGGGGTGTACGATGCTTTATGGCGCTCTGTGTATTCAGGAGAACTTATCGTGGCCTTTAATGCGGCAATCCTTTTGAGTTTGTTATTAGGGTCGTTCAGTTTGGCTTTAATTTTGTCTTGCGCTTTTGCGAGGCCAGCTAGCCGTTTTTCTTTTATAGCCGGGTCACTATTTAGGATTTTATGCTGGGTACTCATGGGGCTGTTTGGGTCGACTGCGCGTTTTCTTAAGTCGGCGAGAGTTGTATCGGAAAAACTCCTAGGTCTTTTACGTTCTTTTACTCGGGCTGCTCTAAATTCATCGTTCGCCCACAACGCTTTCAGTTTCGCTCGGACTTCGGGCCGTTTCGCGGGGTTGTTTTCACCTCTAAGCTTTGCTTGTACATCAGGATCTTGCATACGCTTGCGGTGTTTTTCTAGCTGTTCTGGTGTTTTTTTCCTGCCTACCGTAGCAGCTCGTATTTTGGCCTTGTGGTCGTCTGACATTGGGTTAAGACCCTCGCCACCAACGCGTAAATTGGTTAGCGTCCCAGTTCCTAAACTGATGCGACCGTATTCTTCAATTAGTTGTGTCTCGAGACTTCGCCCTTCTTCTAAGGAGTCAACATGACGTATCTCAACAACAATGTTGGCATAGCCGACCTCGTTAATTTTTTGCACACAAAGCCAGTTTCTATTTCCACTGTTTCTTGGATTAGTTCGCCCTGCAAATTTCGTGCACCCGACGTAAAAAGGCGTGCTTTCAACGGTTTTCCAGATATAAACAAACATAGTGTTCTCCCTGTTAATGGCGGTATACTAACATGATTACGAAGATCGTGCTACAACCCGGACTCTACCGAGAAGGCACAACATACAGTGCTGAAGGTAAATTCTATGACGGCGATAAGATTCGGTTTCGTTCGGGTAAACCCGAGAAGATTGGTGGTTGGACGCGTCTGTCTAGTGCGCAGTTTCTAGGTAATGCGCGTGCATTACATAATTGGGGAACCTTAGCGGGTAAAAACCTACTGGGCGTGGGCACTAACCTGAAATACTACATCGAGGACGGTGGCGACTACAACGACATCACACCTATACGCCAGACTGTAGACCCCATGTTAGGGCCGAATCCACCGGGTACGGGAGACCCCTTTGCCACAGCATTTAATACACTAGCCTCAGACATAACCGCTGCCCAGCAGACAGTGCCACTAACAAGTGCTGCGTCTTTCCCGACTACAGGGGGAGTAATACTTATTGGTACTGAGCAGATGGCGTACTCGGCCATTAGCGGTAACACGTTATTGGGTGTAAATAGAGGCATTAATGGTACAACCGCTGCGGCTCATGGCTCTGGCGCCAACGTTGCTTGCTCTACACTTACCGTAACTGATGCTAACCACGGTGCGGTTGAGAATGATTTTGTTACTTACGCAGATGTCACAGGGCCTTTTGGTGGGTTTGCTGCTGCAGATATTAACGGCGAGCGTCAAGTTTTTGGGCTTATTAGCGCCTCACAGTACGCAATAAACATAGCGAGCGTATTCTCAACCTCGGCGACATCGGGTGGTGGTGCGGCAGCTACAGCGACTTATCAGGTCAATACAGGGCTAGACACGTACGTGGTGGGCCTTGGCTGGGGTGCAGATCCGTGGAGCTCTGGTGGCTGGGGTAGTCCCGGTGTGGTGGGGGTAGGGCAACAGTTGCGTCTGTGGTCGGCAGATAACTTCGGTGAGGATTTGTTTTTCGCGCCACGAGAAGGCGCGGTTTATTACTGGGATGCCACATTAGGTACTACTGTGCGTGGGGTTGCGTTATCTGATGCCTCAACCGCGTTGGGCTTGCAGGGGCAGTTTGTCCCTACCACAACCAATAAGATTATGTCTGCACCGATCCAGCGTTTTATTATTTGTATGGGGGCAAACCCTTACGACCCGACCGATGCCAATAGCGCGTTTGATCCGATGCTAGTGCGCTGGTCAGACCAAGATAACCCCTTTCAATGGGAACCGGCTATTACAAACCAGTCGGGTGAGTTCAGATTAAATGATGGCTCTTTTATTGTGACCGCTGCTAATGCACGGCAAGAGATCCTAATCTGGACTGAATCTGCTTTATATTCCATGCAGTATATTGGTGCGCCGCTCGTGTATCGGTTTGAGA